CCAAGTACATCACCATAGAAAATCTGACCGCCAGTGTCGTTACATACGCACTGCAAATTAGGCGCTACATGAGCAATGACGGAGTTGTATGTGGTTGATGCGTCATACGATGTCTGGAACATCCACTGGTTATATGGAGAACTAACCAAGGCATTTGCGCCACCAGTCATGTTAGTTGCTGTGGTTGTGATCGTTGTTGTGTTAGCCACAACAACAAACCCGTTAGTAGCTTGCCCAGCAGTTGAGGCTGTAATGGTAATCACTGCGCCAACTGCCACTGCTGTGTAATTTGGTGTAGAGGCAAATGCCGTAATATTTGCCGCAACTGCAGTTGCAGTCGTAGGCAAGTCAGTCGTAAAAGAAACTGAGCCTGATGTGATCGTTACGCCATTGACAGTAATGCTATTGACTGATCCGGCACCGCCGCCTGTTAAAGTGACTGTACCTGTTGCAGCCACAGCAACCGGAGTTCTAGAGCTAATGACTGAGCTATTCTTGGTTGCATCAATCGTAAAACGTTCAACAGTTGATGCACCGGCCGAATGGCAATACTGCAAACTTTGTTGAGTAAAGCTGTTAAAACCCCTAGAAATTTCTGTTAAATATTTATTGATCGAGCGGTAACCGCCAATCTTTCTAGGCAGTCCGCGTTGAAAACGAACCCATTGACCGTCAATGTAAAAATCACCGTCGTACTTAGTACCATCTCGCTTTATACCAGCAAGAGACTTTAAGACTATTGTAGATTCTGGCATCAGAAAGCCCCGCCATTAACAACGCCTGCCGGAGCAACACCTAAAGCAGTCCATGCTGCCTGCTGATCTGCAGCAGTAAAAACAGCTATGCCTACAGAAGTTCCGCCAAGGTTAATCAGAGCTCCACCTGCAGTAGTGGCTCCAGTACCACCATCGGCAATGGAAATTGGCGTAGAAATTGTGGATGTATCTGCATCAATAACATCTGTGCCATTGCAATAAAATATTGCTCTTGCGCCTTGAGAAATATTCACTCCAGTTCCGGCTGAAGTCCTAACAGTCAGCGTATAAGCTCCTGTCGTGGCGTTATCAATCCAGTACTGTTGAACAGTGGCAGGCACAATAACAGTTCTGTTGCCGGTTAAAGCGCCTGTGAATTTGTAAACAATGCGGTTTAACTCTGAGCCGGTTAAGGTGTACGTGCCTGTTCCTGCAATACTGATTACAGTGTAGTCAAACACAAAAACAGAAGCCTGGCCAAACCCTAGTGTGTAGAAGTTTGTACCATCAGAAACAATGATAGAAGACTCAGTTGGCTGATACGCTTTTGTAGCTAAGCCGTCAATTGTATTAACGCCTGAAGGAGTCAGTGTGACTTGACCACCGCCAGCATTGCGTAGGTACATAAACCAGTTGTTACCTACAGTTGCAGCACTAGGTAGTGTCAATGTGCCGGCGCCTGAACCGGTCCACAAATACATCTTTGCGCGGTCCGTATCACCAGCAATGTAGTTTGTATTGAACTGAGTAATAGGTACAGACTGAGACAACAAAGTGCCCACAGCCACAATGCCTGTGCCGGCCAAAGCAGATGCATTGGCCTCAGAAACTGTAGCGCCAAACTGAAGTGTTTCCCACAAGCCGTTTGTTGTGGTATTGTTTGTCAAATAGACTTGCCAAACAGTACCGGCTGGAATTGAAACAACCTGCGTACCGCCGGCATTTTTAACTACAAAAGTTTGAGCGCCTTGGTTGTTAAACAAGATGGTGTTGCCAACGCCGCTCTTTTGAGCATCTGGCAAAAAGATTGACCGGCCTGCTGTAGTAGCAGTTACATCAATAATTCGTGTTGCAAGATTGACATTAGTAGAGGTTTCTTCTGGCCAACTCAGCACGACGTCCGTAGTCGTTAGCGTTATTTCGCTATAGCTTATTTCGCTTGGATAGATGTTTGCGCCACCGAAGACGTCTGTATAGATAGGCATTACGCTTCACTCCTATTTGCTGAGCGATCCATGATGCGCTTTAGGTCTTCTCCGTTAAGAGCCTGCGCAGCACGGTCATACATAGCTTGCCAAGTCTGAATTCGCTCGTCCTTTTTAAGGAATGGAGATGCCTCAAGTAGGGTTGCGTACAACAACACATCAGGCGCGTATTCAGTAAGATAATTGGTTTGCAGATCATCGCCCAAGAGGGCTGGTTGTTCGTAGTACAAAATTTCAAGAGTTTGTACTGTAGAAGGAGAAGGTGTTATCAGCCAATGCTGATAATCATAGTCTGCATAAAACTGAGGAGCTGCGGTCTGAGCTTCGTTAGGCCAATAGCTGCGGCAATATTCGTATGATCTGGCAAAAATAGGAGACCCATTGACAGTCATACTAATCGTGTCGCGCCAGCGGTCAGGCTTAAGATAGACCGCCACGCCAATGGATAAAGGAGTACTCACAGCTCGGATAAACCCTTGAATTTTAAGCTCTCGGGCAATGCGACGCTCGCCTAGTGTAACTAGGCGAGGAAGCTGGTCATAAACAATTTGATCGCTCTCTTGCGTGAAACCACGCTCAAGATAGCGTCGCACGTCTACCAGCAGACTGTCGTACGTCATGCTATAGCTCATATACACTCCATGGGTATTAGCCGCTGATTCAGCATGCGCCGTTTAAAAGAATTATAACCTTGAAACAAAGTTCAAGGTAAATTGTTGTAGTTCATCAACCAACATTGCGCTCAAAATGTGGACAATCCACCAACGACTTAAAGTTGCCACCCCAGCGGTTCTTTGGATTCAAAGTTTCCCAGTAAGTACCCAATGGCGCAAGAATTCCCTTGTCCCAAATGATCTGACCGTCTTTGAAAAAGTTTAGGTCAATGGCGCAGCGTTTTAGGTGGATGCTGTTCATGGTCTTAGACCTGCCGGCTTTAACGTGCAAAGCTTGTTGCTCAGGAGTGCGAGCCAACTCGCCTCCTGTAACCATAAAACCTTGCTCAGTTGCGTATTGGATAAGTTTGCAGGCATCCAATAAGAATGCAGCTTGTTCTTGGCTTAGGCTCATTCTTTGTCCTTTTTACGCATTTCCATGACCTTTTCCACAGTGCGACCGCCAAAGTACGCGGTCATGACCAGCATACCCCATTGGCCAAGCAGACTGACATAGGCTTCATTGACTTCAATACCAGCTGCGCTTAAGCCGGCAAAAAGTAAATATGCGGTCAAGATATAGACAAGGGTTCCAGGCCTAATATTCTTTGACATCCAAGAGTCTGAGGACATATCGGCCTGCCAACGCTTAGACACGTTGTCTTCCTGGTTTGCCTGAGCTTTGAGCAATGCTGCCAACTCTTCTTGCTCTAAACGAGCTTTTTCAATACCCAGTTCAAGCAACCGCTCTTCATGGTCATATTGCAGCTGGCGCAGTTTGGCAACTTCAGCGTCTGATGGATTGTCTGAAATCTTTACGCCAAGTGCATTCTCAACAACCTCTTTGCCTTTGGCTTGAATGGCAGAAGACAAAAGGCCCAGACCATTCTGAGCTAATGTACCTAGTAGTGTTGCAACTATTGGAATCATTCTGAGACTTTCGATGTTGTAATAGTGTCGTCGCCTTTGCTGACTGTTACTTTATCGCCCTCAACTGTGACTTTCATTGGTTGCTCTTTGCGGTCTAGTTTGTCTAGTTTGTCAATCAGTTGCTTCATGACCTCAAACTCTGGCTTCTCTTGCTTTGGGGTTGCTCCAGCGATGCCATTCAGCATGGAAATCAAAGCCACAAGCGCAGAGCCTAATAGGCCCATCACTGCGGCTATCTTGCTCTCTTCCAAAAAAAGGGATGCGCCAACTCCAATTACAACAATCAAAGTGATGTAGAACAGCCCGTGCTTACCAATTGCCCGACCGGCAACATCTTTAGCCGGAGATGAAGCCTCCATCTTGCTAAGTTCTACAGCGGCTTGTGCCTTTATTATTGCTATGTCGTTGTTTTCACTCATCTTAATGCCCTTTCATCCAACTAAAGAAAAAGCCTACCGCACTAGACAAAGCGGATACGAAAGCCATGCCCGCCCAGAAGCCCCCGCGCCCTTGATTAGCAAGACCGACCAGCTGTTCAAGCTGACTCTCCATCTTGTCCATTTTCTTTGACATGTCGTCAAAGCGGCGTTCATAGTCTTCGACCTTTTGCCAAAGCACGCCGTATTTAACTGGGTCGATCTCGAGCGCCATACGTTCCTTTTAAGACAACGCTTGAATTTGCGCTGCAAGAACGTTCAGTTGAGCCATCAACTCTTCTTTGGTTGGTGTGGGTAATTCAGTACGAGGGACGTAGGCCGCTTCTTCAGCGTCTCTTGCCGCTTCTTCCGCTGCTGTAAAAGGCACTGGACCTTCCGCTGTCATGTGATGTCTAGACATAATTTTTCCTTTATGAGTTAGCAACGCCGTAGAGACGGAATTTACCAGTGGCAATATTTCCTGTTGCCACATAAAAACGTAAACCAGTGCATGCGCCAGCAGTACTTTCTCCAAATACGTTGTCGGCTCTTTGCACTGTGTAGTTCATCCATGTCCCATACACACTGTTTGAATATGAAGCATTTGTGAAAAGCGGCCCATTTATCCACACAACTCCCATAGCTCTACCATTAGCGTTGTCAGGGACATTACCATATACGTCTATGTAATCTGTAGTGCTGTTTTGGTTTTGAGCCGAGTAAGTATCATTGGCATAAACCATTTGCCTACGAGCCATTCTATAAGTGGTGGTAGTAAGGTATGTCCCGCCAACTTTAAACCGACACCGAAGATCATTTTGCGCTGCTGATAAATCTGTAATTACTAAAACATAAGCATCATAAGTAGAAAAAGCATTTTCAATATCCACGGTTGCTGAAGCTGATGCAGTGGTCGTGGAAATCAAAGTTAAAGCTCCGGGAGTTGGTGTTACCCAAGTAGGGGCTGCCGCAGAACCTCCAGATGTCAGGACTTGGCCGCTTGTGCCAAAAGAAGGCGAGGCACCAACGCCTACAGCGCGTGATGAGTTAAGTGTTAAACCTGTATTGCCACCAGCTTGAAGCTCAAGCACGCCAGAAGCGTCACCGGTTACAACCGCGCCTCCGACTACTGTATCTGCATTAAGAATTGTTGCCATTAGTTACTCCAAATTTCTTGTGGTTGTTGTGGAAACACCGCAGGTATAGTTGGCGGATTAACCGCAATAGCTCGTACTGTGCTGCGATAAGCTAAGAACGCATCTTGGTTCATTAGGTATGGATTAGAGTATTGTGGATTAGCTACATCTGGTATTGAAGTCCAATCAGTTTGCTGCAATAACGACGTAGCTTGTTGTTTGTTTTGCAATTGAATTTCTTCTGGTGTTGGTATTGGCGGAATTGGAGCAATAAATTGCCCATTAACGTAAGACCATCCAATGCTTACATCATCAGCACAAGCTACCCACCCTTGAGATTGAGCAAATTCTGGGTCAGAAACCGTAGTATTGACAACTAAAGTATTTTCAATAATTGCGTATTTGTTATCCATTATTTTTCCAATCAATATTCAATTACAACAACGCCGTTACCGCCAGCACCAACAGTGCCACCTAAGAATCCACCAGTACCGCCACCGCCATAATTTCTACCATTTATAGAAGAAGGAGCGCCATATGATTGACCAGCAGCGCCTCCCCCAAAAGGAGAACCGCCACCTAAACCACCTTGACTACCGCCAACAGTATCTGTACTGGTAGCTTCTCCACCGTTACCGGCAAGAAGCAAATCTCCGGTTGTTCCAATACCTCCGTCACCGCCAGCAGTATTACTACTCCCGCCGCCCGTTCCGCCTGTGGCTACTGCTACGTTAGCAGCAGCATATACGGCGGTTGTTGTACCACCTGTATTACCGTTGGCATTAGAACCAGCTGAAGGAGCTGCGCCTCCAGTACCTATCGTAATCGTTACATCTTGCCCTGGAGTAACGGAGAGATACTTAACAGCCATACCTCCACCACCGCCACCACCGCAACCTCGTTGAGAAGTATTTGAATTTGAACCGCCTGAGCCGCCACCGCCAACAGCAGTAATTTTTACTACTGTTTTCCCAGATGGAACAGTAAATGTGCCTGATGAAGTAATAACAGACATTGCTGAAAAACCGCCACCAGGAGTTACCCAAGTTGGAGCAGAAGCGCCATTACTTTGCAAAACTTGCCCAGAAGAACCTGCTGCACTAAATGCAGGTGCGCTAGAGCCGGCAGAATACAAAACACCGCCAGCAGAACCTGCAGCCGTGTTTGCGTAGGTTGAGCCATCGCCGTACGTTACGCCGCCAGCGGTGGGTGTGTTGTTACCTGTGATGATTACTGGCATGATTTACTCCAATGCTTGGATTTGAGCCGACAGCGCGTTCAGTTGCGCCAGCAGTTGTTCTTTGGTTGGGGCAGGTGCAGGCTCTGGTTCTACTACAACAGGTACGGTAAATACGCCGTTAGCGTAAGTCCAACCGGGACCAGCTACAGGGCAATCTACCCATCCATTTTCTGATGCAAGATTTGCGTCAGCAACAACTACATTAGTTACTGTGCCGTTTTCAATAATTGCGTATCTCATATTATTCCTTACCAAGAATAGACACGGACAAGACCGTTACCACCAGCGCCACCAGCGCCAGAATTAAAGCCATTGGTTGAACCGCCGCCACCACCCCCGCCACCAGCAGGTTGTCCGCCAACACCGCCTGCAAAAGCCGCGCCACTTGCAGCTGACCCGCCACCGCCACCGCCCTGCCTACCAACCCCAGCAGACCCTACAGCACCAGACCCGCCTGCCGCGCCGCCGCCTTGTGTTCCAGTAATACCGCCACCTGCATAGCCAGCACCAGCTGTTTCAGAGCTATTGACATATCCGCCCGAACCGCCACCAGGCCCGCCTTGATAAGAGCAAGAACCCGGGTCTGTTGACATAGCACCACCGCCACCGCCAAAACCAGACGCTTTAGAAGAAGTGGTACCAGACCCGCCAAAATGTCCGCCAAGGTTTGTACCAGCTATAGGATCGCCACCGTTGTTTGCGTTAGCCGCGCTCAATACGCCGCCGCCGTTACCAAAATCAGTTGTGCCACCGCCTCGGCCTAGTCCACCACCAAAAGCTGATAAAAACGCACCAAATGTAGTAGTGCCGCCGTTTGTGCCCTCTCGTCCGTCAGTGCTGTTGGAAGTCTGCACCGCCCCGCCTGTGCCGCCCGCTGCTATGGTTACGGTCACAGTCGAAGTAAGGTCTGATGCCTTAAAGAGCCTGAAAGCATACGCGCCCCCGCCGCCCCCATTGCCACCAAAACGGTTTCCGCCTGTGGGGCCGCGTTGCCCTGAACCGGCTCCACCTCCACCGCCCCACGCTTCAACCATTACAAATGTTGCGCCGGAAGGTTTAGTCCAGGTTCCAGATGCTGTGAACTCGTTGAAAGTTGCTCCTGGAGCAGTGCCCCAAGTAGGAGCCGCACTAGAACCGCCGGAAAGTAAAACTTGACCAGCAGTGCCGTAACCCGGTGTTGATCCAACGCCAATAGCACCAGTGGTAGCTAGAGTAACAGAAGGCGTTGTACCGTTAACTTGAAATTGTAGTGTGCCATCAGTATTGCCGGTGCTAACTAGCGCCGTGCCTGCGGATGTTCCTGCTGATATAGTACTCATGTGATCCCCTTAAATAACGGCCCAGCGCTGGCCAGAAGCGACAGTAACAGCAAAACCGCTGGAAATTGTGATCGGTCCTACTGAAAAACCGTTTGTACCGGCAGCAATTGTATAATTTACACCGATAGTGGTATTGTTGATTAGGATTGCCCCGCCAGCGCCTGAAATACTGCCGCCTGAGTTAGACCAAGCTAGGTTTCCAGCTCCATCGGTGCTAACCACCTGGCCTACAGTTCCGTCAGTAGTTGGGTATTTCAACCCAACAGGGTTGTTCATAATGCGTTTGACTACGCCTGATGCATTTTCAGCATACAAAGCCATATCAGTATCGGCAATGTTAAAACCAAGTTCGCCTGGCAGCAAGTTAGCCGCAGTAGGAGCTGCCGCAGACGTTGTTGTGCGGTAAAGCTGAATTGGGGTATAGCCTGTTTGTGCCATGTCTGTTACCTCAAGTTTTCAAGTTTGTAAAGGGTTTTCATATGCGTAGCCGTAAGTTCATCAATGATGTTCTCAATGGCCGAAACGCCTTTAGCAACTTTGCTACGGTTTTCATTCAGCCAAATTATATCGTCATTGATCATTTTTGAAATGCTTTTCTCTTGATCATCAAGCCCATCAATGATCCCAAAGGTGCCTTGATAAGCTTCAATCAAATCGTCAAGCTGCTCGATCACATCTTCGTAATAGTGACCTAAGGCTTTATGCTCAGCGTAAGACTTAGTCTTCCAGTGAGCAATGTGCGCTGCATTCCTAGCATGGAATAATCGCTCGATTAAGTCTTCAATCATCAGAATGCCCCTCCATCAATACCCGCCCAAGCCGGAGCGCTTGCGCCTGCAGAAAGCAATACTTGACCGGCAGTGCCGTTAGCAAGGAAAACAGTTGTGCCAGAACCGCTTTGATAAGGAATCTGGCTTGCAGCACCGCCAGCAAGATTAGTTGCCGTTCCAACAGATAGCGTACTTTGAGCTACGTTCTCCCAGCGTTGGTCAACGCTATCGTAAACAATCATGTCGCCGGCCGTGAGAGTGCCAAACTGTACGTTCCCGTCTGTGCCACCAAGTACTGAACCAAACGAAGGTCTTACAAACAAGATACCAACCGAGGAACTAACGTGAACAACCGCCGCCATAATAGCGATCGCATTTGGAGTTGTAGGTTTAGTTTTAGTTAAACCGCCGGTCACAGCAGGATTGTAGTAAAGAATCTGACCTTGCACCCAAGACTCCGCACCGCCCGTCGTATTGATACCTTTAACTTCGCCAAAAGAACTTACGAATATCCAATCATTGTTTACGCCGCTCTCGTCAGCAATACCAAGAAGATAATTGGATTGATCAGCTGTTAAGCCTGTTGCGGCAGAACCAATCAAGCCGCCAGACGCGCCGACCGTTCCGGCGAACATCACAACTTGGCCTTTGGTGATAGACCCAGAGCATTTAATTCTGTAGAACTGCTCTTGACCTATATGTTGCACAACGCTACCGTTCATCTGGAACGAAAGCGTTTGAAACTGATCGCTATTGTCGTAGTAAATTTTACCTGTCGCGTCTGTCGGTAATGGCGAAAGCGTAGCGTCAAACTGTATAAAGTCTGGAGATGATATACCGCCGGTGACACCAGACATTGAAGTGATGTCTGAGTTTGTTCCGGACGCAGCAGCGCTTAAATTTGTTCTAGCAGTACCGGCATCCGTAGCTCCCGTACCACCATTAGCAATAGCCAGTGTGCCTGCTAGTGTAATTGCGCCAGTTGTGGCAGAAGCTGGAGTTAAACCGGTTGTTCCACCTGCAAAAGAAGTAACGCCTGCTGCAGGTGCTGGTTGCCATGAAGCAGTTGTGCCGTTAGATGATAAAAGATAACCATTAGCACCGATCGCCAATCTGGTAGCGCTGTTAGTGCCATTGCCAAGAATCAGGTCACCAGTCGTGGTAATAGGCGACAAAGCGTTAAATGCCGCAGAAGCTGTAGTCTGTCCTGTACCGCCAGAACCAATGGCTAATGTTGTAGACAAGCCTGCAGCAGTGCCTGTTGTGTTCTGGTTCCACGTAGGAATGGCACCGGCAAGGTCTGCATAAGCAATACTAACTACACCTGTCTGACCGTTAACCGAGCTAACCAAGTTAGTTTGGTCAATCTTCTGCCAAGCTGTGCCGTTAAAAATCGCCCAGTCACCCACTTGCCAATCGGTAACACCATTCAGGTTAGTAGATCCTGCCACAGAAACAACGTAGTAAAACCCGTTTGTTCCCACACTTGATGTCAATGTAGGTGTGTTTGTCGAGGCGTTCCAAGAGCCTTGGAACACCAAACCGCCTGTAATTGTTGCAGTTGTAACGCTTGTAATAACGCCCTTAGAGTTTACAGTAATAACAGGAACAGCAGTGGTTGATCCATACGTGTTTGCAGTTACGCCTGAAGCAGGCAAATCGGCATTGACTAGGGCACGGAAAGCTGTGGGAGCATCAGGGCCTGCTGCAGGGCCTGCATAAACCACGTTTGCAGGTTGGTCAACAACCAAAAGCGCAGAACCCCATGTAGGTGCCCCTGAACCGCCAGATACTAACACTTGGCCGGCAAGTCCAGCAGGGCCAACATATAAACCATCAGCGCCAGACCAAATAATTGCTCCAGGCTGCATCACTAAGCTGCGAGCCGTACCGCCGTTACTTAAACCGAGTAAATTGTCTACTTGATCATCGGCAGAAAGATCAACCGCAGGGTGTTTGTGATCGCTACGAGCCAAAGTGTTTGCCACGCCTGCAGAGCCTGCTTGAAAGCCAAATTCAGGTGCACTTGCACTGTAACTGGCCGCAAGAGTGACGTTGCCATTAAGAGCACCACCACCTGTCAAACCGTTGCCTGCAATAACTTGAGTAGTTGTAGGAACGTAGCCAGAAATAGTTGCAGGAATTGTGGTGGCCGCAGTTACTCGGCCCGTACTGTCAACAGTAAATACTGGAATGTTTGTAGCATTGCCGTAAACTCCAGCAGCCACACCTGTATCATTGATCAATGTGCTATTGATACCTTTAGGCGCAACGCTTAAAGTCACATTGCCTGTCAATTGACCGCCACCGGTCATGCCCGTGCCTGCAATCACCTGAGTGCTAGTTGGCACGCCTGCAACACTAAGCAAGTCACCTACACGAATCTGATAATTATTGCCTTGGTAGACAATCATCATCAATGAGTTTTCATCAGCCACAGGAGCCACCGGCAACTGTGTGATTCGTGTGGGGATTAGATTACTTGGGACGTCAGACATTTAAAACTCCAGGTAGCCGTCACCGTCTTCAGTAATGAAGAACTCATCTCCAGCTTCTTGAATTACACCAGCTGGGTGAGTATTGATCGGTGTGTCCGGGCGGTTGAATGGAAGGACAATTTGGTCAGGGCGACGAGGAGCAAGGCGGTACGGATCGTACTCGTCACGGTCTTCTTCACAAACCATTAGGCCGGGGTAATTGGGATCAGGAGACAAATCAGAAAGCAACATCTTGCGCGAGCAACGGCCACAAATGGCAATGCCATAAGTTGGCTGACCGCTCGGATCAAGAAATACACTCATTTTGTGTAAACTCCAATGCCCGGGTTAATCTGAATTGGCGATCCATCATTGTCGCCATCCCATGCACGCTGCAAGCTCATTGCTGCTTTTTGCTCAAGAACTGCCATGATTTGAGGATCAACTTGTGGTGTCTCAGCAGCAACTTCAGCCGCCAACCCATCAACAATTGCATTTAACCAACGTTGTGGCACTTCAACATCTTGCTGCAAATTAGCAGTGTCCATGATCTGGCGATGACGCCAAAGAATCAATTGAGCTTGTTCAGCTGCAACAAACGGCGCTGGCCACAGATATACAACAGGCTCAGGCAAATCACGCTGGAAATAATAATTGCTAGGTCTGCCAGGAAACACTTTGTTGCTCTGGTTGACGTAGCTATCACGATTCAACTGGCCAAGAGGAATCTCTTGAGGCATATTGCCTAAACTTACTACTGTACGATTAAAAGTAGCTGTAGACGTAATTCTGAAATATTGATAAGGCAATGCTCCAGAAATGTCTGTCCAAGTAATATCACCTGCAACCGCCGTGCCTGTATATGTTCCTACAGTCACCCAAACAGTTCCATTAGTGCTTACTTGGAAAGTCAAAGGAGTTGATGCGCCTGACCATTCAATGCCTACAGTATCTACAACAGTTTGAGTTGTAAAGTTTACAGTGTATGAAGTAGTAGTCGATACGGTTGCGCCTGTTACAGGCTGGATTGTGCGATAGTTCAAATTAAGAACTTCAACCGTGCCATTAGGCAATGTGACAATCGGCTGATTCTCATACATTGGCAGAATCATTTTCTCAATACACCAACTCGGTGTTTTGATGCTTGCCAACTCAGACAAAAACAAGTACAAAGACTCTAGGGCATAACCTTGCATTTCGGCAGTAATAGCTTGAGCCGGCAGACGGCAACGTCTGAAGGCGTGGTCTACCACCTTCAGAGCGTTAAACGTCGTCGTGCTCACTGTGCCTGAATAAGCCATACTAACCCCATTTTAGTAGTCAGATGGCAGCTGTCTCAGCACGCCCGATATTGACAAATTATAATTCAATCTCTATAAAGCAAGAAATTACTTAGCATTTCTTGCTTGATTTAGACATTGTCATGCCGCCCTTTTTCATCATCATTTTGTCGCCTGGCAAATTAGGGGCTGTGCGCATTTTGGTTTCACCTGGGTTTTTGTTGTTCATAACACCCAAAGTACCGCGGTTCTTGATCATCCCTTGAGGAGCTGATGGAGCTTTAACGGTTTCACGCACCATGACTTCTTTACGCATCATCTTTGGGGCTTCAGAAACTTTGCCGCCTTTAGAGTAGCAGTTTGCACTGCCGCCCATGGCAAAACCTTTAGTCATTTTGCCTGATTTAAAATCAAAATCTTTTACTTTTCCGACTGTCATGATTTGCTCCTGCTTTTCGTTGAGGGTTTTGCTGATTGTTTGGCTTTATCGGCCTTGACAAACTCTTTGCCAACCTTTTGAGGCACACCG